GGAGCAGATGGGATGCCTAATAATTTTCAAATTGAGATAATTGACAAAACAGAAGATACAGACTAATATTGTTTATAAGCATCTGGTCAATAGTAAAAATAAAATAGTAGTTGAACAGGGAGGAACAAGGTCTGGAAAAACATATAACATACTTCTTTGGATAATATTTGAATACTGTACTAATAATACAAATAAGATTATTACTATTTGCAGGAAAACATTTCCAAGTTTAAGGGCAACAGTATTAAGGGATTTTTTACAGATATTAAATCAATTTCAAATATACAGAGAAGAGTATCATAATAAATCAAGTAGCGAATATCATTTATTTGGAAATTTAGTAGAGTGTATTTC